GGGTGTAGCCTACGTTGTCAGCCATCGCTTACTCCTCCGTCTCGATGCGGGCGATGCGGCCCTTCTCGCGCACCACGCGCTTGGGGCGACTGATCGCCGCGATGGCCTTGTCGGTGTTGGCGCGGCTGGTGTCAGCAAACTGGCCCACGGCCTCGCTCATCTTGCCCACCGCGTCCCCGATCACGGCCACGCTCTGCCCGAGCCCAGCGACGGCCTCCTGCATGGCCTGGCTGGCCTGCACCATCGAATCGTTGGCCTGGCGCTCGGCGCGTAGCTGCTCGATCTGGGTGTCGGTGCTCTGGACCTTGCGGCGGCGCATCTCGTTTTCCAGGCGCATAGCCTCGACCTCAAGCGATTCGCGCTCGGACATCGGAGGGGGAGGGCCTGCATCCTGCGCGCCTTGGCGTACCGCTCCGGCAACCGCGGCGGGCTGGCCGGACTCTCCGACCTTGGCCAGCGTCTCGACGGTCTTGGCCTGCGTGAGCTCGGCATCGGCAACCGTGGCCACCACATCGGCTCGAGCCTTGGCGGCCTTGGCCTGCGCTTCCTCGGCCGCGGCTTGCAGGAATATCGCGTTCGGGTCTTGCTGCTGCCCCTGCATTGCGGCGGCCATCTGCTCGGCCTCCTCGTCGGTCGGCTCGCTGACGCCCATCTCGACCAGCTTCTTGCGGAAGAACTTGCGCAGGTCGCCCAGGCCTTCGCCCTCGAGCTGCTGCATCGCCATCGCCTGAAGCACGGCCTTCGTCTGCTCGTCGGTCGTGATCGAGATCAGGTTCAGCAGCGCACGCACCGTGGCCTGCCGACGGCTGGCGCTGCTCGGGCCGACGTCTACCGCGACGTCCAGCTGCGCGCGGCTGAGGTCGTTCTCGTACTCCACCTCGCCCGACTCGCCCACCATTGGGCGCATGAGCTCGATGGACTCCATCTCGCCTGATGCGCTGCCGAGGGACTTCATGCGTCGGCCTTGCTCGACGTAGATCTCCCGGGCCATGCCGAGCCATATCTCGCCGCCGCGGCGCACGGCCTTGGCCATGTTGCTCATGTAGCCAAAGGTCTTCATGTCCAGCCGCTGCTGGATCATCTCGACAGCCTTGCCGCTGATGTTCGAGGTGACCTTCTCAGCCTCGGGCTGCTCGCCCAAGACGTCCTTCATGTCCTGCTCAACGATCTGCAGCAGCGCGGCCATCGCGGGCGGAACGTCTGGCGGCTCGGTGTAGCCCACCGGCCCGCCGATCTGCGTGCTGCCGTCAGCCGCCGTGACGGGGTTCACGAGCAGGTACGGGTAATTGGCGATGTTGTCCTCGGACCACATCACCTGATGCCCGGCGATCTGCTCGGGCGTGAATATCGGCTTCCTGATCGGAGACAGCGCGGCGATCTCGCCCAGCTTGCTGCGCTGCATGTTGGCCAGGCGCTGCGCGTCCTTGGCGAGCCGAACGTGCCCGCTGCACCGCTCCACGTTGTCGACGAACCAGCGCCGCCCGTAGACCGGGACAATCGGGATCGCGCGGCCGGCGATGTAGCCGTAATCCTCGAGGATGCGCGCGCCGTTCATCAGGTACTGCCGCACGCGGCGGCGCTTGAGGCGCTTTTGCCGCACCTCGCGGCTCCCGATGGCCTCCAGCTGCGCCAGCACATCCTCGGTGAGCTCGTCCGGGGCGTACCGCTCCTCGGTGCCGTCCAGGGCCTGGAAGATGCGAATCGTCTCGGTCACCTCCTCAACGCGGTAGTGCTCCGCGACATAGACCACATCGGGCGTGAGCCAGTCGAACTCGGACTGGTGGATCTCCTTGGGCCAGCTTGCGGGGTCGTCGTTGTACGTCTCCTTGTACGCGGAGTGCGTCATCGAGTACAGCACCCAGCAGCGGCGCGCGTCGGCCTTGTCCTGGCGCTTGGCCTCAAGGTCGAAGAACACGCTGCTGTCAGCGTCGAAGATCGGCTCGATTCTGATGCGCTGGCGGTCGTCGTCGGGGTCTTCGTCGTTCTCGTACACCGGGCGCAACCGAAACGCCCCGAAGCCTCCACCTACGGCCTCCTCGAAGGCGTTGTCGTAGGCCTCCTCGGCCACGCTGTCCTGCTCGTCGGCGCGGAACAGGCCATCGCACGTTTCGGCCAGGGCGTCGGTTTTGCCGTCCTTGGCCAGGAAGTCCACCGTGATGCGGTTGTTCCGGTACTCAGCGAAGATCCGCTGCACCGAGAGCGCCACCTTGTTGACCTCGAACTTCGGGCGGTTCTCGTACTGCTGCCACAGCGGGCCTTCCCACTGCGCGCCGGAGATCGAATAGAAGCGCCGGTCTTGCAAGCACTGCAGCCGCTCGTCGCGCAGGGCCGACTGCACCGAATCGAACTCCGTCAACGCTTCGTAGTGGATCGCGGCCAGGCGCTCGGCAGTGCTGGGTCGTGCCATAGGGCGGCTCCCGATTGATTTTCAGGCGCGATTATGCTACCAGATGCCGGCTTGAGCAATCCTAGCGCCTGGCGCTGGAGTTCCAGCGGTTCGCGGTGGGCATGGGCGTGACCACCGGAGCGCGCGACGCGGCAGGCGCGGTCAGCGCGGGGAACAGCGCCGCCAGCCCCCAGATCAGCGCGTCGGCCCGGTTCGGACTCGCGCCGCCCGTGTAGCCGATGGTTGAGAACGCGGTCAGCTCCTCCTCGAGCTCGGGGTATAGCCCGGCGTGGCGCACCTTTCCCTGCTCGTAGAGCCCGCTGAACGGCTCTGCTCGCACCGCCTTGCCGCGGCTGGCCGTCACGGCCTTGAACGGCGTGCGCGGCCGCGCCACGTTGATCGTCTGCTGAACCATCGCGCCGCCGTAGTTCGTCTCGGCCACGATCAAGTCGGCCTCGTGGCGATCGAACGCGCTCGCGGCCACGCGGCCCCAGGTTGCCGGCCCAGCCTTCACCGTGCAGTCCTCCAGCACGTAGGCGTTGCCGTCGACGCCCAGGCCCACTACCACGATGCCGATGGCGTCATTGTCGGCGTTCGCATCGTCGCCGGCCCCGCTGGGGTCAACCGACACGACGACGCGCAGGAGGTCGGGCAGCGCGCCGTCCATCACCCGCCAGCGGTCGATGACCTCCTCGGGGAACAGCGCGTTTGGCGTGGCATCGGCGAACTTGCCCTCGAGGAACCGGGCGCGCATCCTGGCCGGCATCGCCTCCAGCTGCGCGATGTACTCGGGCGACAGGTTGTCGCGGTTGTCGGCCGGGTTGATCTGGAACGAGTCGTAGTCGCTCGGGTTCGGCAGCGGGCGCTTGGTCTCGAGGTCTTGCTTCTGCACGAAGCGCCGGTACGTCCAGTGCGCCTTGCTCGGCGGGTTGCAGTCGTAGTAGGCGCGCAGCTTCAGCGGCGCGGGCGGCTTGCCCTTGATCTCGGATTGCGCCTTCTGCGCCAGGCGCGTCAGCACCATGTCGACGCTAGCCGACGGGATCTGGCTGCACTCGTTGAAGTACACCGTGGCGAACTCCAGGCCCAGCAGCTTCTCGGTGCGCTCCTTGTCGTCGACGCCACCGAACACGATCTGAGAGCCGTTCTGGAGCGTGGCGATCAGGTCGGTCTTCTGCAGGTCGTACTGCACGCCCGGGAAGCATAGGCGCATCACCTTCGGGAACGTGTCGCCCACGATGCTGGCGCGCACATGGTTCAGCCGGAAGCGGAAGATCGCGTGCCTCGAGTTCGGGGCCTTCAGCGCGCGCATGACGACGTTGCGGGTCAGGAGAAACGTCTTGCCGCTGCGTGAGCCCCCGAACAGCATCAGGTGCGTGGCGTCTCCGGCCAGCACCTCCTGCGCGGCCAGCTGGCGAGCGGTGAACGTAACCGCCGTCACAGCTTCTCGTCAGTCGTGGCCGCGACGATCTGGATCGGACCTCCATTTGGCCCGTTGAGTTCCACGCGGTCGCCGTATTTCTTCGGGTGCCACTTCGCCAGGAGTTTCAGCCGGGTTTCGATTTGCAGTTTCCGGTGGCCCAGCATATCGGCTTTGGTGATTTCGACGCCGCCATCTGCCGCGATTTTCTGGCTTTCGCCGAGTATTGGGGTATTGGCAATCGCAAGAGCCTGCTCGGCAATAACGTCGGCACCGATATCTCGCGCGCGCGCGTAGGATGCCGCAAACTCTGGGTGCGCCTCCAACCAGTTATACACATTCTGGTGCGAGATTCCGTGATCCCGGCACCACTGGTACAGCGTCTCTCCGCTGGCGATCCACGCACAGATCGAATCAGCCAGAGCCGGCGTGTACTTCGACTTCATGCCGAGTGCTCCGCCAGCCACAACAGCACCGCGGCCGTGACGACGCCCGCGAGCGGCCCGGCAACGGTGAGGACGAGGAAGACGAAGGCCATCGAGGCTGCGAGGCTGAGGTCTGGGTCGGTCATGGTTGAATCTCCAGTGGCGTCAGTTTACGCTCGTTTTCGGGTTCAGGGACACAGGGACGCAGGGGCTCCGGTTTCCATATAGGCTACGTGCGCTTTTCGCGGGCCTTGCTTACGCGCATCTTACAGGCTCCTTGCTCTCTTTCTCTATCTACTGCTTTTCTTCTATATAAGTGTCCCTAGTGTCCCTTGTGTCCTTTGTCTTTGCAGATCAACGACTTAGCGAGGGACGCAGCAGGGTCGCTAGGGACGGTTCTTCATTCCCCAAGGGTCAGGAGCGAGCAATTGGCGCACTCCGTTGGTTTTCCTGCTCAAACCGCCGTTGCGAGCGCGCACGATCAGGGCCGCCCTTGTGGCCTCTCCCTGAGAACAGCCGTCCCTGCCGAGCTCCACCAGAATCTCGGTCGCGGACCTCCAGCGCCAGGCCGCAGGCGGCTCGGACCAGCGCAGCCCGGAGCCGATGAGCTCCTCAATCGGGTCCACGACTTCGAACGTCTTGTTGTGCCCCTCGAGGTCTTGATGCTCGCCGGCCTGGAGCGTCCACGGCTCGCCGCCGCGATACAGCGTGGCCACCTCTGCCCACAACTGCTGCATGTCGACGCCGTGGTCGAAGTCGATGCCGGCGCACTCAATCGTCCAGAATCTGCGGTTACCGGTCTGGTCGTGGAGAAACTCCCTCGGGTTCACGCTGGCGAAGAATACCGTGCGCCGGGCAAACTCTGATTCCTTGCGCGCATATGCTCGCCTCAGAATATCCTTGTCCCGGGTCAGGAATGCTTTGAGCTGGGCAATATCCGATTTCCGAAACGTCGCGTCGAGTTCTCCGAGTTCCACGAGCCAGTGCGAGACAATCTGTTTCACGCTGTCGCGGTCGTCGGCCCGCAGCATCATCCCGTCCTGAACCACGCCCAGATGCTTAGGCACGAGGCGCTTGAACCATGCGGTCTTGCCCATGTACTGCGCGCCCTGGAACACGAGCACGCCGTGCGCCGATACGCCGTTCGGTTCGAACGCTGCCGCCGCGGCCGAGATCAGCCAGCGCCGCAGAAACGTCTCCTTGAGCTTGCGCACCTCGTCGTCTTGCGACTCGCCCACCGCGGTCACGGTGTCGTATAGATCTTGGAGCCGGCTCTGGCCGTCCCAGGGCTTTGACTCGATCCACTGCGCCACGGGGTTGTATAGGTTCTGGTCGGCTAGATAGGTGAGGTACTCGCCTACCTGCTGCGTCGGGTATTCGATGCGCTTGCACCAACTGGTGAGCCACGCGAGCGAGGCGTTGGCGCGGTTGTCCATCGAGAAGGATTGCCCGGGGATGAGCATCTCCTCCTCCTTGGTGATGACGTTGTACCGGACGACGACGCCCAGCCTGCGGCATATCTCCACCAGGTTCTCGATGGTGGCCAGGGGCTTGCGCGCCTTGCCCGTGGCGTCTGGCAGCGGGTCGAAGATGTTTGCGATCTCGCCCGTGTCGGGGTCGATGACCTCAGAAGGTGCGGGCGCGGGCGTCGGTGCGGGTGTCGGTGCGGCCGCCGCGGGTGCGGGCAGTCGCGGGTCGTGGCGCTTGGGCGTCTGTCGTATGCCGAGCTCATCAGCCGCGGCTTTGACGGCCTTGCCGATATCGCCCTGGTGCTCGTAATACCGGAACAGATCGAACGCGCCCACGAGCTGCCCGCTCTCATCGCTGCACAGCGGATCTGACGCATGGTGAATCCACGCCTTCCCGTCGAACACCACCACGCCGGCCAGGCCGGTGCTCGAGTGTGGCGACAGCCAGCGCCGGCCCTGCTGCCGGTAGCCGTAGCGCGCGAGCGCCGCCTCGATGTCGTGCGCCTGGTCGTATGCGTCGATCACGCTCGGCTGTGCGGTATCATGCGCAGGCCGGGGACGTTTCGGAGGCTTCGGTGTCGGCGCTGGTGCCCACGGGCACAGCCCCTGCAGCTGCGGCTTGAGGGCGTCCCAGTTCTGCCACAGCGCGAGCAGCCACGCGGGCGGCTCGGGGATCACGCCGTTGGGCTTGGTCAGCCAGATGTAGGGTTGGCCGGTGTCGGGGTGGATGCTGGGCGGGAGGACGTCTTGCCGCTGCTGATCGGTCGCCGCGCGGATTTCGAACACCGTGACGCGCTGGGTGGCGATGTGTGGCGAGGGCCACGACAGCGAGTGATAGGCCAGCGTCACGCCCTCGGGCACGCGGAACATGACCCGAAAGCCTGGCGCGCGGCCCTGGATCGTGGGATGCGCTGCGGAGAGCTCGTCAAGGTTCCACCCGAACTCCTCGCAGATGATGCGCATCGCCTCGAGATCATCGACGTCCAGCGAGCACAGCCGCGACGGCCCCAGCGCCGCGCCCATGTTGTCGCTCGGATGCCGCTCGTAGTGCGCGCGTGCGGCTTCGGGCGTGTTCAGGCACTGATTGCCCCAATCGTCTGCCAACGGGCGCTTGGCGCGCGGCGGCATGGGCACGATGGCGATGCCGTAGCGCCGGACGTAGGCCGCGGCGAAGTCGGCGGTTGTTGGTTGTGTCATGTGGTTCCCACGAAACGACGCGCGAAAGGGTGGGGCGGCCCGCGCGTGGGGTTAGGCTTTGTCACCCGGTAGCTAGCCGGGTCAAGCCCCGAATTCAGTGTACTCCGGTTGCGCTATCGCGTGCGCGTGCTGATTGCTACCATCGCATCAGCAAATTCGTACGCATACGCAGCAACCAGTTTTGGCCTTCCCTCTGCATCTGGCGCCGCCAACAACCCCTGTAGGGCCTTCGCCGCAAAGTAATCGCGCATCGACATTCCATGCTGTCTCGCCCAAGATGCATCTTCCGGGCAAGGAAATGCCGTACCGCCAGAGTCTATTTCTTCCATCATCTCTCCTTCACTGCGGCACTGTGCCGCCAAAATCTGTGGATGCCAGCGCCGCCGCTGTCTTGTCGTACTGGCGCAAGGCCGCCGCCGCCTGATCCATCGCGGCATCCCATGCAGCAGTCCAGATGGCAAGTGACACCTCGCGGTCTTGCTTTGACATTCGCTGGAACACCGGCTGCGCGTTGAAGATTTCCACGCACAGGATGTCAAGGTTGCTGGGTTTCTTCATGGTCAGAACGGAATCGAATCGTCCTCCATATCATCAAACCCCGTCCCGCTCTTCGGCTTCGGCGCAGCAGCCCGCTCCCTCCTCTCCGCGATGGCCCTGGCGTCCTGCTCGGCCTGGGTCTGGCGGCGCGGTGCGGGCGCGGGGGCTGGAGCCGGAGCCGGAGCCGCGTAATCCTGCCGCGCCTCCTTCGGCTGCACGCTCAGGCTCATGTACTTCTGACCGGCCAGCTTGGTGCCGTCGCGGCCGGTCTTGATCCAGGCCGAGAGCCAGTATTCGACCCCATCGACGTTGATTGAACCCCGGTAATCCGGACGGTTTTCGTTGCCCTGCTTGTCGTTGCGGGTCAGGATTCCGCTGTTGGTGTTGTCGTAACTCATTCGATCTCCGATGGTGATGGACGCGGCCTGCGCCCCGTAGCGGGCCGGCGGCCCAGGTGAAACTGATGACAGAACGCGCAGTGATACACCTGCCGCGGCTTGCCCCGCCTCGAGCCGCGCACGGCGACGAGTTGGGCGGCGGTGAACGTGGCGAACGGGATCTTGCCGTCGCACGCGGCTGCGCGGTGGGTTTGGGTAACGGATTCGGGGGTCACGGCACCCCCAGCAGCGCGATGACATCCTCCACCGACTGCGCAATCCCCGCCACGCCACCGGCAGCCTGGCACGCTCCGATGAGCATCTCCTGCTCAACCGTGCCGCGCGTGACCCCAGGCCGCTTGACCTCAACCAGAAACAGCCGACCATCGGTGAGCTGCCCGAGGTAATCCGAGGCCCCCTTGGCGATCCCAGGCCGCCCCGGCAGGTAGAGCCGGTAGAACGTCGTGTAGCGGTCGCCGTCGCTCACGGCCCCGCTGTTGAGGCGCATGAACCACGCCACGCGGCGATGCCGGCGCAGCAGGTCGAACACGGCCCGCATCACATCGCCCTCGGTGGCCCGCGTGCTGGGTTCCCGTTTCGCCCTCGGTTTCGGTGCAGGCGGCATCGTGAGCTCCACCCGCGGGCGGTCGCTGAGGGCGGCGTACAGATCCATGCTCTGTTGATTGCGGGCGATGGTTTCGCGGAGGGTTTCGCGGCGGCGGGTCATGCTGCGAAAAGCGAGTGCTGCTCGCGGATGGCGTCGTGAATGTTCTGCACGGCGAGATCGTAGTACTGCGGCTTGAGCTCAGTGCCGACGAAACGGCGGCCCATCTTCACGGCGCAATATCCCTCGCTGCCGATGCCGGTGAACGGCGAAAACACCAGATCACCCTTGTTTGTCCACAGATGGATGCACCGCTCGATGACGTCTAGCTGCAGCGGGCACATGTGCTTTTCGTCGTTCTCGTCGCGGGCTGGCAGCTTGTTCAGCGTGCGGCCTTGGTCAATGTCCGACCAGATCGGGCTGGCGTACCTCTGCCACATCAGCACGGGCAGATCGTCGCCATGCGTCACACGCGGCTCAGCGTCGCCGGGCTTTCGCATCGTCACCACGTAATCGGGCAGGCCCATGCGAGACATGCTGGCGTTCTCTCGAATGGTCTTGTGCAGCAGGCCCAGCGCCTTTGTGCGCTGCATGGCCACCACGGGATCTTTCCAGATGCAGACCTCGGAGTGATAGACGAAACCGGCGTCCTGGAATGCGCGGATCAGGTCGCCACGGAAGTCGCGCAGACCGATGAACCCCTGCCGCATCTTCGTCGTTGGTAGGTTCATGCAGTGGAAGCTGACATTGCGTCCAGGCTTGATGATCCGATAGAGCTCGCCGATCAGGTAGCGCAGCTGCGCCACGAACTCCGCATCGTCGCGGCAGTTGCCCATGTCGTGATCGCTGTTGGAGTACACGAACAGATCCGCGAACGGCGGCGAGAACACCGAGTAGTCGATGCTGTTGTTGGCCATGCGGCGCGTCCACTTCACGCAATCGCCCAGATGCACGGTGAACCCGTCGCCTTGGTGCGTGTCCTCGCGGTACTCATCGACGACGTTCTGCTGCCCCGCCAGTTCCTTGTTCATGATGTCCCTCATATGCTCGATCATGTTCGCGCTCATTTCGTGGTGTTGGATCTCCTTGCGCTTGAGGTTGGCCAGGATCTGGCCTTCGTTCTCAGCTGTGAACAGATGCACCAGCACGCGCCGCGTCTGCCCGAACCGATGGCATCTGCGCACAGCCTGGTAGAACTTCTCGAACGAGTCATCCAAGCCCACGAACGCCATGCGCGCACAGTGCTGCCAGTTCATGCCAAAGCCGCAGATCTTCGGCTTGCTGATGAGCACGCGCACCTGGCCATGCGAAAACGCCAGCATCTGCTGCGCCTTGTATTCGGCCGTGTCCGAGCCTTGCACGTTCACGCTTCCCGGAATCAGCGATGCAAGCATGTCGGCCTCGTCGTTCAGATGGCACCAGATCAGCCACGGCTCGGATGCGTCAGCGTTCGCGACCTCGGCCAGCGCCTTGCATCGGGCTTCGATGCTCGCGCGTTGCGCCTGCCTGCGCTCGGTCAGTGTCTGCGCCGGGCGCGAGAACAGATCATCGCCCAGCGGCTCGGTTTCGACCACGTGCTCGATGTACTCTGGATCGTCCAGCGCATACCGCGAACCGTCGAACCCGATATCGCTCGGGTTGCGCAGCACGACAGCCCATGTGCCCATCCATTCCCAGAACTTCGACGCGCCCCAGCCCTTCAGTCGCCATGTGCCGGTGTCGCCGGTGTCGTTGACGAAGTACGTGGCCAGCATCTCGGTGCGCGTCATCACGCCCAGAAACTCGCACTGGTTGCCAAGCTCCTCAAAGTCGTTCGGGCTCGGCGTGGCCGTGCAGCTGAGACGATACGGCACGCCCTGCGCCGATTCGATGATCCTCGTGCGCGTCTTGCCGTCGTGCGCCTTGAGGATGCTGGACTCGTCCAGCACGAGGCCGCGCAGTTCGGAGAAGTCCACGGCCTCCATGCGCTCGTAGTTCGTGATCCAGACGCCAGGCCCGCCAGGCGATCCGCCATGAGGCACGCGAAAAACCTCAATGCCGAAGGCTCGGCCCTGCTCGATGGTTTGCTCTGACACGGCCAGCGGGGCCAGGATCAACACTGCGCCGCCAGTGTGCCGCGCCACCTCGTCGGCCCACGAAAGCTGCATCAGCGTCTTGCCCAGGCCCGTGTCCGCAAAGATCGCAGAACGCCCGCGCCGCACGGCCCATGACACGATGGCGTGCTGAAAGTCGAACAGATGCTCGTTCAGCTCACCAGGCGCGTGGCCGGTGGCCACCTCGGCGCGCCGCTTGGCCGCCACGAAGTCCTCATAGTTTTGCATCATCACCCCCGCGCCTAAGCGCATCATCTGCCGCGCTCAAGGCCGCGCGGCTTGGCCATATCTCGACGTCACCACCTGGCGTCTGGCATGTCCTGCGGCGTCTCCCGCAGATACCGCGACGGCAGGCGTTTGACGGTGCCGCGCAGGACAGACTCTGGCAGGCCTGGAAACGGCCAGTTCGGCACGATCCGCGCAACCCGCAGCGTAGCCACGCCGACCTCCAGCACCATCGCATCGGCGCCGTCTGAGAGGCGCACGCGGTCGCCTTGTTTAATGACTGGTCCTTGAGCATCGCGGTCACGAAAATCTGCGCGTTTTCGACCTTGACCCGGTACGGAATGCCCCGCCTTCGCCAGTTCACGATGCGCTGAACGCTGCCAGGTTTGGTCATGCCCAGCAGCCGCGCCAGTTGTGCAGGTCCGCCGAGCGAGTCGATCAGCCTGCTGTCGGGGTGTCGAACGATTTTCATCATGTCGCGGAGTGTAACGGCATGTTGCATAGCCATGGAAGCCTGATGAATGATTATTCGCAGGAAATCCCACTGCCATAGTGGGAGAATCCGGGACAGACGCTAAACGCGGCGTTTATGATTGCACCATCGCAAACGCAACCGGAGACACAGAATGCAACCATATACAAACGCCAGCGAACTCAAGAACGCCGCCAGCCTGCAAGGCCCAACTGACCTGTATCAAGTCCTCTTGACCATCAAGCACGGCTTCAGCAATGGCATCAGCAAGTTGGGCTGCTATTCGATCACCAAAGCAGCCGCAAAACGTGCTGGCATTCCCTGGGATTTCGTCATCAACTCAGTCAACTTGCTGGGCCTGAAGATCGAAAACCGCCACGGCGTTCGCGGCCACATCATCAGTCTGTAAACCACGGCCCTTCGGGGCCACAACCGGAGCCACACCATGCCCCGCCTCACCCCCGCCGACTACCTCTTCGCCATCGCCTTCGGCCTCGCCCTCGGGGCGCTGGTCGGGTTCGGTATCTGACACCACCAGGAGCACACGACATGAACCTCAAGAATCCTGCGCTGCGTTTCGACGCATTCCGCGACATCAATGGCAACTTTCCGTATCGCATGGCCTTGCGCGTAACGCTGGCAGACCTGAACCGCATAGCAACCGACCTCGGCCTGTCAATCGACTGGAATTCGATGCGCATGATCGGCGTTACCACCGCAGAAATCAATCTCTACCGCGCCACCGCTTAACCCCGCCACCAGGAGCCCGCACCCATGCAAAACACCTTCGCCGCCGCCCAGTCCA